CACTACGGTTGGAAAAAGAAACGGCTCAAAAGGTTTTGGAAAGCGTTTATCGCTGAACACAAAGCCCTCAGAGAGTTCTATCAGATGGACGAGCCGGGAGATAATGAATGGCTCGCTCACCGAATGTTGAAAGACATCGGAGTTGACATCAATCAATGGTATCAGGAGGAGATCGACAATGGGCTATCGTAAAGTCAGTTACATAGAGCAGTTGTGGTACATCCTCAAATATTTCTTTGGTAAAAGGAGGAAACCGAAATGAAAATCAAGCACACTAACGGTATCGTCACCTACCTCGTCAGAGCAGGAAAAGACCTCGTGAGAAGCACGATGTCGCTCTCCTCTGCGAGTGCGATCGTCAAGAACGGCAAGAATGTCGTGGAAAAGGACAATCAGATCATCGTTGACGATCACTACTTTTTCCCGGCAGAAGCCGAAAAACCTGCCCCTAAGCGTAAGAACAAGACGGAGGATGTGGCAGAATGAACAGACCTTTTTACTCCGATTATGTAAGACACGCTCTCCGCTTTTATGCGAGAAACCTCTCTCAACCTCGCTTCCGCAGTGAAGCCGATAAGAATAATTGGTTTGCTTGCCAAAAGGCTCTGAGCGGCTACACCGACAGAGATAAGGACATTCTCATCGCCGTCTACGGTGGCTACGATACGCTGTCCGACAATGTATTATTTGAAGCCGCCAAAAAGCACAAGATCGACCAATCGATCGTGTGGGATATGATGAAAGAGTTTGAGCGTAAGGTCGCAAAACGCAGAGGGCTGATCTGATGAGTTACGAGGAAGCGAAAGAGTACATACGATCACTCCTCGATAATTGGACATCTTGGAAAGAGCATCACAAAGCCCTTACGGAAGCCTTAGAGGTTATAATGGCACATATTGATGAGGAGGAAGCCAAATGAACTTAAAGAACATACCTAAGGAAATCTCCACCCTCCCTCAGTGGGTATGTTCTCGCTCCGACAGCAAAGTGCCTATGCAAGCGACCGTGAACTCAGCCGCTTCCTCGACAAACCCTCTCACTTGGAGTTCTTTTGAAACAGCCATCAGTTCCGTTGCCGATGGTAAATACGATTATATAGGTTTCGTGTTTAACGACAACGGAATTGTTGGTGTGGACATTGACTCCGGGTTTGATGAGGATGGTTTCATCTCCGAACTCGCCGCCGACATCATAGGCGAATGTAAGAGTTACACGGAGAAATCCAAAAGCGGCAGAGGTTTTCACATTCTGCTCAAAGGTACTTTGCCATTCAAGGGCAAGAACAACCTCAACGGTGTTGAGATTTACAAACAGGCTCGCTACTTCATTATGACAGGCGATACGCTCCTGTACGATAGGATCATCGAAAATCAGGAAGCGATTGACTACATCGTGGAAAAGTATTTCCCTGAGATGCGTGATGGAGAGTCCAATCGAGCCGCCGCAAATAAGATATACACTCCTGTATGGGAGAAGCCGATCGACAATGGTCGTATCAAACTCCGTCCTGTCTATCCGCTCATTCCTGATGGATGCCGTAATATCTGTCTGACATCCCTCGCCGGGATGCTCCACAATCAGGGCTACAGCCCACAGCAAATTTATGACGAAATATCCTACTGTAATACAGTGGCTTGCGAGCCGATGCTCCCTGAGCGTGAACTCGAAACCATTGTCGGTAGTGTAACGAGGTATAAGAGATGAAAACTTACGAGGAAGTGAGGAGAGAGGTAGTCAAATTTCTTAAAGAGAGCGAGATTACCCCTTACGATTTGGCTCGTATCAGCAAAGACCTTTGCCGATGCGGAACTTGTAAATTCTTTGTCCAACACTATGACAAGGATGGGAAACCTCTTGATTTTGGTCATTGTCGTAAAAATAATAGGATTAGTTCAAAGAAACCATACGAGTCATCTTGTGGATTTTGGGAATTGGAGGAGCAAAAACAATGACATCTGAGTATGAATTAAAGCCGTGTCCATATTGTGGTCACGATCGCCCATACATCACGAGGTTTCCACAAACGGGTGTTTGGTTGATACATTGTCCTAAGTGTGATGCACTTTTCAGCAAGTGTCAATCCGCTCAGAATACCGGGAGAACAGCTACGATCAATCTTTGGAATAAACGAGTCAAAGAAACGGCCCATCTACTTAATGGCGGCGATGGGCTATACGATACCTGTTCTAACTGCAAAGAGGAGATATATTTAGCAAGCCCTATGAAATGTTGTCCTAATTGTGGATGTCAGTTCGTATCAGCATTGAAAAATTCTGAAAATTGATACAGGAAATTCTAAAAAGCAGATTGACAAAATCTGCTTTTTAGTGTATAATATAGGTAAAGGAGGTAAAGTTATGGAAATCTTAACACAGAAACAATTTGCTGAAAAAATCGGTGTTACTCGTCAAACCGTTCACAAATGGGATAAACAAGGTTTGCTCCCAGCACGAAAAACAATCACCGGCAAAAGTTACTACACAGACGAGGATGTAGAGCGTTATTACAAAGGAGGAGAACAGGATGGCAACAATTCCAATGAAAAAGATAATTCCTCGTGGGTGGGATGAACAAGAGTTACCCATAGATCGTTTGAGTATTCTCAAGAAAACCATTAAGGAAAGAATGGAGAAAAATGTACCCATTCCTCCGAAATGGATTAACGAATACAATGACTTAGTGATACAGCACTTAATTGAGCAAGGATATGTGGAGGAATAATGATGGCTATGAATTTAGACGAATTATTATCTACAGATACCCCTCAATCTGAGGAGTTTGCACCGTATGTTCTAAAATCGAGTGGCGAGCGACAGGACACTATCAACGACCCTGAGTTTGTAGCCATTCTCAACAAACTGTTCGATCTCAAGCCTGAGAAATCAAGAGATTTTACAAGGGATGACATCGGAATGGCAAATTTATTACAAGCCGTTTATCGAGATAAAATCCGATACTGTCCTCAAAATCAGACTTGGTATATATGGGATAAGCAAAGATGGGAACGGCAAACCGATGATGGTCTAATTTCTGAGAAACTGCAAGACCTACTCAATCTGCTCAATATCTATGTAGATGAAATTGAGGAAAACAGTGACGAGGAATTGATTGAAAAATATCGTAAGTTTCTCTCATCGTGCCGTAAATATCATCCGATGCGTGGAATTTTGAAAGTCTTTGAAACGAATGTAAGACTCTCTCTTTCCGAAATGGATAATCATCCTTACATTCTAAACACTACCAATGGAGCATACGACTTGAGAACAGGAAAGCAAGTCGAGAACTCACAAGAGTTAAACATCACGAAATGTGCTAACACCTATCCTGCACACGCTCTCACAAAGCGTTGCGATCGTTGGTATCAATTCATCGATGAGATTATGTCCGGCGATAAGGAAAAGGCAAAATTCTTACAGAGGGCTTTGGGCTATTCTCTCTTAGGTGTAAACAAGGACGAGTGTATGTTCCTCGCTTACGGAGCAAAGACTCGTAACGGTAAAGGTACTCTGTTTGGGGCAATCAAGGATGCTCTTTCCGAGGACTACGCTGATACAGCATCAAGTGCTTTGATCTGTAAAGACAGTCGAGGGAGAGTAACGGACTTTAATGCTCCTCAGCCCGCTCTCGCTAAGATTAAAAGCACTCGTATTGTCGAGATGTCTGAAAATGAGAGTGATGTAATTTTAGCATCTGCGGCAATGAAAGCAATGACAGGTCGTGACCGACTTGTTACGAGAGGTCTGTACGAGAACTCTTTTTCATTCGTACCTCAGTTTACCCTTTGGTTATCTACAAACTATCTCCCCATCGTAGATGATGACTCTGTATTCCGTTCCAATAGAATTTGGGTAATCGAGTTTAACGAGTCGTGGGCAGATGAGGGAAACAGAACGAACACAAAGCGTGACAATGACCTCAAGGAGTTATTCGCAAAGCCTGAAAATCAACCGACCATTTTGAAGTGGCTTATGGATGGTGCGGCAGAATATCTCAGAATAGGATTGGCTGTGCCGGAGTGCGTAAAGCAATCCACTTTGAATTATCGAAACCGTTACGATCGTATTAACAACTTCATTACTGAATGCTGTGAACTCGGTGACGATAAGAAAATTCGCCGTGGCGATTTGCACACCGCATATACGCAATGGTGCTTTAGGAGCGATAATCGTTACAAGCCGATGCAACAATCAAAGTTTTATGCAGAAATGGAACTCAGAGGATTTCCTGTGGTGAAAAATAGCGAGTGGTTTTATAAGGGTATCAACTTAAAGCCCTCGAATGGTAAGATACCTATTTAGGGAGTAAAGGGAATATTTTTACAGAAAACTTTGCATAAGAAAATTATTATATTATAGGGAATAAGGGGAATATTTTTACAGAAAAGTTTATATAAGAAAAAAAAAGAATAAATACTATATAGAGATTTAGGCTGTCGAAATATTCCCTAACATCCCCTGAACAAAAGGAGGACTGAATTATGGATGATAAGGAACTCTCCGAGGTTGGAGAGCGAGTAGTAAAGCAGAAACGACCTAAGAAGTCAGAGCAGATGTCCGTACAGACAGACCCCGGAGATAATACGAAATATCTCTTGGTGAGTATGAAACTCGCAGGACTTCCTAAGGTTGACCTGTACGACTCTGATGCAGTACAGACTCGACTCAACGAGTATTTTCAGATACACGCTGATAACGATATGAAGCCGACTGTAGCAGGTATGGGCTTGGCTCTTGGTGTTGATAGACGGAGATTGTGGGAGATCAGGACAGGTCAAAGGATGGGTGGTACGACTGCCTATGACTTACCGAAAGCCACACTGGACTCGATAAAAAGAGCCTATGAAATGATCGAGAATTTGATGGAAAACTATATGCAGAACGGCAAAATCAACCCTGTTTCCGGCATATTCTTGATGAAAAACAACTTTGGCTATCAGGATAAGACCGAATATGTCCTGACTCCCAACACGCACAGCGACTCCGACTACGATGCAGACGATATAAAGAAACGGTACTTGACCGACTCTACGACTATCGACTCTGACAGCGACTCCGACTCTTGAGCGACTTTAGCGACTTTCGACTTTGCCAACGACTTTAGCGACTTTGGCAACTTTCCGACTCTCAAGCAGAAAAATAGCGGCTCGCCCTCTCAAAAAATTGGGAGGATGAGTCGCTTTTTCATTGATTTTTCATCGGTTTTCGGTCTGATTTTGGGCTGATTTTCAATCGTGCCGGGCGGCGATCGTTTCCGGGTGAATGGTCAACGCATTTGTTGAAATGCTCTGTAATGCCTCTAAAACGCTCTGTGAGGCGTTTTTATCGTTCTGATGTATAAGAACATACCCAAAACAAAAAGCCGCTCAAAACGGCTCTAAAAGGCTCTAAAAACGATATTAAAAAAAGCCGGGCATAATATCCCGGCGGCGATCGGCATAATAAAAGCCGGGCGGCGTTCATTCCGTCCCGGCTTTTATTTTTATTTCGTCTTTTTAATTATTTCAGATAATATAACGAATGGTAATATCAGAATACATATAACAATCATTTTAACGCTCTCCTATTGGTAAACGGCTCCAAACGGGCGTATTTTTAACCGTGTTTCGCATCTCTTTTATAGCATCGTTTAACGCTTTTAGTGTTTCGGTATAATCTAAATACCGTGTACACCAGCCCGGAAAAACGGCGTTACATTCGTAATTGTTAACGCATTCGATTAAAAATTGTTTTATTCGTGTTATTTCTTTTTGGGCGTTCCTGCGATCGTTCCAATTATCGAAACAATAACCAAAATTAAATTCAATATCGATTGAAAATCCTTCATAATATCCCGGCTCTATAGCGATATGAAAATAATAAAAATATTCTTGTTTCAGCCGGGCGGCAATTTGATTATAACAATCTGAAATAAAATCGTTGTAGAATTCATCGTCATAATCGATATTGTTACAATTATAACCTATAGTTATATAATCACTTGTTTTATAATTGATTGTTCCCATTTTTAATAATTCTCCTCTTTTAATAATTCCCGGTCGCATTCGTCCGGGCGGCGTGCATATATTTTAATTGTTTTTCCGCTCTGTAAATCCTCTAAAAGCCGCCACGGAAATATATAAACAAGATCGGAATAACAATTATAAACGCTGTGACCCGTTTCAAAATTTGATAAACAATATGTTTCACCGAAAAAATAACAATCAATTTGCGATAAAACATCGCCAATAATTAAAACCGGGTCACGCTTAGCGGCGGCGATCGTTTCCGGGTCGTATTTAATAGTTATATTACCGTTCTTATATTCCCGGCAATTATCTGTAGATCGTAGCATTTTATAAACCTCCTATTAAATATAATTTTCTTTTATACATTCGTGTAAATCGTCCAAATCGCAAACGCCTTGTAAGTCGTAAATAGCATTTTCAACTGCCTCCACGATAAAATCAAAATGCACGGTACAATAATAGTTATAGTATTTATTTAATAGATCGGCGGCTATTTCTCTAACGATCGTTTTAGTATTTTTCATTATTTCATTCCTCCGTTAAAAGTTAATTTTTTCAAATCGTTCCGGGGCGTAAATTGTTTCATAATGGTAACCGTCATTATAATAATTTTTTACACGGTGTTTTGTGCCATCTCTTATAATAGGCGTAGACGGTAATAGCGTCGTTAATTTGTTAAAAAGATCGGCGGCGCATTCGTTGATCGTTTCCGGCGTCGTTTCAAAATCGAATAACGCATCATAACAAATATTTGTTAATTCGTCCAATGATGCATCGCGGGAAAATTTGTTATTGTTTACGGGCGTTTTGATATAATGATGAGGAAAAAACGGGTTTTCATCATATTGCACATAGTAATAATGACCGTTATAAACAAATTCGATATATGTTGTATGTGTTGCTCTGAATGCAAAATCAACATAATTTTTATATCTGTTTAATTTTTCGGTTAATTCGGAAATATACATTTGCCGTTTTTCCGTTGGTTTTTCGTTTTGGGCGTTCTGAATTGCTTTTAATCTTGTTTCCGTTTCAATAGCGGCGTGGCGTGGCGTTCTATTGTATAAAATAGCCGTGCGCAATGGTTTTACCTTGCCGCCGTGATCGGTGACAATCTTAGCAAGCATCGTTAATAGTCTTGCCGTGTTAAATGTGAATGTTGCCGGGTACAATGTTTCATTTTCTCTTGTTACGATCATTTTGTAGATCCTCCTATAAAATAATTTTTGTTAGAATGGGCGTGTATTGGTTTACGGTAACATTATATACTAATTTATCGTAATTGTCAATAGATAAATCAAGATTTATCGTAAATTTTCATCAATTTACAATTCGTTAATAATTCGGTCATTCCGTCCGGGCGGCGATCGTATGCCCGGCGGGGGAATAGGAGCGGCGGCAGGAGTCGGAGTTAGCCCTCCGAGTAGGCGAAAAATCAAAAAGTCAAAAATTTTCCGAAAAATAAAAAGAGAAATTTACGAAAACCTATTGACAAGTTATCGTAAATGGTGTATAATAAGGCTACAACAAACGGAGGTAATGAATATGAAACAAGCAGTAGCCTATATGAGAGTTAGCACCAATGGTCAAACAGGAGAGGATGCTTTCGGCTTGGATGCCCAAAAGGAGCAGATCATTGAATACGCTAAGGCTCACGATATTCAAATCATAAATTGGTATGTCGATGAGGGTGTATCAGGAGCAGATGCTCGTAAACCTGCATTGGACGAGATCGTAGCAGGTGCGGTGACCAATCCACCTGTTGAGATGGTCATTACCGCAAAGAACGATAGAATTTCTCGCAAGGTTGAATACTATTACGCATACAAGATTAAGTTGCAGGAAGTCGGTATTAAGATTGTCAGCGTGGCTGAGGATTTTGGTCGAGAGAGTATGTTCACTCCAATTCTTGAAGCGTTGACTGCGGCAATGGCAGAGGTCGAGAGAGGGATGATTACTGCTCGCACAAGCGGCGGCAGAAAAGTCAAGGCATCTCGTGGCGGCTATAGTGGCGGTAGAACTCCTTATGGATATAAGGTGGATAAGAACATCAAGGGTATGGTCATTGATGAGGAACAGGCAGAGGTTGTGAGAATGATCTTTGCGATGAAAGCAGAGGGAGCAACCTATCAGCGTATTGTAGATGCTTTGAACGCTAAAGGTTATACCAACAAGAGCGGCGGCAAGTGGGCTATCAGTTCGGTGCAGGTTATTCTCGGCAATGAGCAGACCTATCGTGGTATGTACAAGTATGGTGAGCAGAGTGAGTGGGTGCAAGGTGTACACGAGCCTATCCTCCCGGTGGAGGGAATATGAGTCGTAGACCTTTTAGAAAACCAACAACAGGTGGGGAGATCATCTTTGTTTTTGTAGTCGGTGGCGGCTTGTACTTGTTGTTTACGCTCCCTGTCCTGTTTTGGATATTGTTGATCTTGTTCGGAATACTTTTTATAGGATGGTTATTAAAGAAATGAAAAAATCTATGGCAGGTTGGGTTACTCTGATAGTAGTATTAACTGTGGTGTTAGTGACCGCATCGATCAAATTGTCTGCGTTCTTTGAGCAATCTCCAAAAATGTGTCATCACGAACATATCAGCGAAACTTATTGCTCTCCTGAGGGAGTAGCACCTTATACCAAACGAGTATGTGCGGATTGCGGTTACTATTTGGGATATACAATTCACAAATAAAGGAGAAACGATGATGAAAAGATTTGTGTCATTATTGCTGATCATCCTATTGGTACTCGGACTGAGTGCCTGTGCGAGTCAGCCGACAGAACACACGATGACCTTTGTCGAGAGCAAGGATCTCGTGATAAACGAGCAGACCTACATTGGGCTGTTCTACGATTACACCAATAACTCAGGGGAAACGGCTATCCCGGCAGATGCGATCAATGTAAAGGCATTTCAGAATGGAACGGAGTTAGTCGTGACCGTCTTTACAGGACAGAAAACTGAGGATGCTATTCAGTGCGATACAAGTGTTCAGAATGGAACGACCGTGAGGGTTGTATGGCTCTTTGAGAGAGTCGATGAGTCACCTGTATCGGTGGAGATGTCAGACGGTCAGAAATTCACCGTTGAGTGACAGAGATTTGTGAGTGCGTAATGATTTACGGTATTGTAGGTCGTTACGCACTTTTTCTATTTAGGAGGTAATTATGGAACAGTTGCTTGAGAAAATTCTCGAAAAAATAAAAAAGACACCTGAGGTACAGGTGTTCAAGGATTTGTACTATATGTGCTTGGAAGCGATGAAAACGGATGTAAAACTCGCTACCCGGTACTTGGTCGAGTTGTCGGTAGAGTGCGAGAGGGCTATTGCGATCGGAAAGTCGGAAAAGTACCTCAAGGAGATTTTTGCTCTACATAAAAAGGTACTGCTTGCCGCCGCACCTGAGCATTTTGAGTCATACCTGCTCTATGTTGAGTGGAATAGAGAGCCTGAAAAGAAATTCTATCCCCCTCGCCGTAAGGTGCTGAAACAGGTCGTGGATGCTTTGCAGGACTTAGAGGACGATAAGTTAGACCTGCTTGCCATCTCGCTCCCTCCCGGCTCAGGTAAAACCACCCTCGCCATTTTCTATCTGACTTGGATAGGCGGCAAACACGCAGATGAGCCATCGCTGACAGGCTCGCACTCAAATTCCTTTGTTCGAGGAGTCTACGATGAAGTCCTGCGTATTCTCGACCCTCAGGGCGAGTACCTTTGGTACGATGTGTTCCCATTGGTATCGGTGAGCAATACCAACGCTAAGGACTGCCGCATAGACATCGGAAAGCGTAAGCGTTTTGAAACCCTCGAATTTACCTCAATCGGTACAGGTAACGCAGGTCTGTATCGTGCGGCTCGGTTGCTCTACTGCGATGACCTTATCAGTGGCATCGAGG